GGTATAAATCCAAAGATAGATGATGTGGATGGTATGCTAATTGATAGTTCAATCAATTGGCCAAACGAACCATCATAAATAGTTTTAAAATATAATGGCACTAACAGGTCTCACTAATTTACAACCTTTACATATCAAAACAGTCGGCATAGGAACCTTTGACAATACTGTTTCGATTGGTGGTACATTGACCTATGAAGATGTCACGAATGTAGATGCGATTGGTATAATCACTGCAAGGTCTGGAATAAATGTAAGTGCTGGTCAATTAGATGTAGGTAATAATATAAAACTAGGAAACGCAGGTGTAATAACAGCAACAAGTTTTGCAGGAAGTGGAGCAAACTTAACAGGTGTATTATCAAATATCGTTGAGGATACTTCACCGCAGCTGGGAGGTGATTTAGCAAGTAATAATAAAAACATATTACTTCCAGATAGCACAGGCACTAACAGAATAAAATTTGGAACTAATGAAGATTTACAGATTTATCATAATGGGAACAATAATAAAACTTATATTGGCAATAAAACCTCTACAGATTTACTCATTGAAAACGCTGGAACTAATACTGACATTGTAGATGATACTGGTCATTACAGAGCAAGATTTATAAAAGATGGAGCCGTTGAATTATATCATAACAATGTAAAAAAATTTGAGACGGCTGCAGATAGGGTGAATATTACTGGTCATATATTCATGCTAGGTGGAAATAGGATATATCTTCAAAATGGTTTCCAAAATTCCTATGCCTCTATTAATAACATTGGTGGATCAAATGATAGTAATTTAAACTTCTATGTTAGAAATGCTGGTACTGAATCTACTGCATTAAAAATACAAAAAAATGGTAATATAGAACTCCCAGTAGATAGTCAGGTGTTAAATCTTGGAGCCTCTCAAGATATGCAACTTTATCATAACGGAACCGATTCTTACATTTTAAATGCTACAGGTAATTTCAGAATTGGTCAATATAATAATGCTAATCTTAAATTTTTTACTAATAACTCTACAAGATGGGAGATAAATGGTAGTGGTCATTTTTTACCTGATGCAAACAATAGTTTTGATATAGGTTCAACATCTCTTAGAGTCAGAAACATCTACACCAATGACCTTAACTTATCTAACAAAGGATCAACAAACAGTGTAGATAATACTTGGGGAGACTACACGATTCAAGAGGGTGAAAGCGATCTCTTCTTAATAAATAATCGTAATGGCAAAAAATATAAATTTAATTTAACGGAGGTATCGTAATGGCTTTAGTTGGAACAAATAATATAATACAGAAAAAAGTATTGAGTGCAACTAACCTTGTAACAACAAACCCCGGATCAAGTTATACAGAAGTAAGTAGTGCCTACAGATTAAGTATCACTCCAAAATTTCAAAATAGTCTGATATTTCTTGAGTACATGATTCCTTTAAATCAAACCACATCAGGCCATAATAACATTTTTGGATTTAATGCATACAGATACGCACCATCACAAGCAAATTTAGACTCAAGAGGAACTAGTTCAGGTAGTAGAAAAAGAACAGCTGGTGGTATGATGAGGGCACAGAATGGATATGATCATAATGATCATAACCTAGAAACCTTTATTGCATTCGATTTACCAAATACAACATCTGTTTGCACTTATGGATTACAAGTATTTCAGGAAAGTAGTGATTCAGGAACTATATACATTGCCCATTCATCACATAGTAGTGCTAGTTGGGCCATGTCATCAAGAGTAATTATCACAGCATCGGAGATAGCACAATGAGTTTAGATAGATATAATTATGTTGCAGAAGCATGCACTCAAATTCTTCGTGGTAAAAATATTGCATACACTCTTGATGGTATTCCACAGACAGAGGATGAGTGGAAAGCAGGATACGCAGAGCAGATTGGAACAACAGAGGATAATATTTCAATCATGAGCACTGATCCATCAGAATGGCAGGTTACTTGGGCACAGATTGAAGTTGAGGCAGAAAAACTTAAAGTAGAAATGCCTTTACAAGAAGTGAGAATTGAAAGGAATCATCGACTTACCGACACAGATTGGGTGGTAGCAAGAGCAAGCGAGACAGGAACTGCTATTCCTGATGATTGGAAAACATATCGTCAAGCATTGAGAGATATTACAAAGACAACAACGTCTATGGATGATGTTGTATGGCCAACGAGACCGACATAGTATGTGAGATTCCTGACGACTTGACAGATCAACTATAATACATATAATATAAGTAACAGTATCATAACTTTATGATTAAACAACTAATCACAGAGTTTCCTATATCTGATCTTCCAAATGAAAGAAGTATCAGTAGAGAGAAAATAAACAAATATGCATACACGAAGGATGAAGTGGATGCCCTAATTTCTGCTGCAGTCAAAGATGCAGTCGATCAGGCAAGAGAGATTGATGAAGCATCAATGGCAAAACATAATCGTGATGCCACTGTGATTAGTATGATTCTTGGATTTACAACTCTCGCATTATTTGTTGATGGTTTATTAAGAATGTTAGGAATCATCCCACCATTTATGGACTTGGATGTTAATGTATTAGAAAAGATCGCTGACATTGTGGAAAATGATGTGATTGATAAAGTCAAACAAGTTCCGATACAGAAAATACTCCAATCAAATTTTAGATGAATAATATGTTAGCATTTTTATATATTGCTTCTCTTTTTGTTTTAGGGGGAGCAGCATTTTCTTTGATGTGGAAAAATCTTATTGATGTAAAAAACGAACAGTTCCGTAAATATAATGCCAAACCTCACCCAGAGGCACCGAAAGAAGGAGAAGAGATATTATATATTGGCACAAGAGAAGTAGAATCATCATCAGACTTTTACCAGTCGTTGAGAGAGCGTATGAATGAAATAGAGGAAGATGACGGTGATGGAGATATTGTTGTTCGACGCTGACAGTTTCTGAACTGGCACACTTGACTTCTTAACAAGGTGTCTGTATAATAGAGTATATACAATTTTATTATGATCGAAGTACTTGTTCAAAATGATCCGTACAGGTATGTGAGAATGCCTGATTTGCTTGAAAATGGTAAACCAGACTATCGTATTCAAAAATGGAACAATTATAATGGTTACAAAGATATGTACCTTTGTGATAATTTTATGCAATTTAAACTTGCGATTGAAGATCCTGAGTACACAAAGTGGTTAGACCCTGCAGGTGTCCCTTGCTATGTGAAAGATGTCTAAAGTCGCTTTAATAACCGGTATTACAGGACAGGATGGTTCCTACCTTGCAGAACTTCTATTGGAGAAGGGATATGAAGTTCATGGTATTGTAAGAAGAAGTTCTCTTATCAATACACATCGTATCGATCAAATCTATGGCATGATACATCTCCATTATGGTGATCTGACTGATGCCACTAATTTAATTGGTGTAATTAAAAAAGTTGAACCAGATGAGATCTACAATCTGGGTGCTCAGAGTCATGTTAAAGTTTCTTTTGAAACTCCTGAGTACACAGGACAGGTAGATGGTCTTGGTACACTTCGTATCTTAGAGGCTGTGCGTCTATTAGGTATGGAGAAGAAGACTCGTATATATCAGGCATCTACATCTGAACTATATGGATTAGTTCAAGAGACCCCTCAGACAGAGACAACTCCTTTTTATCCTCGATCACCCTATGGTGTGGCAAAACTATATGGATATTGGATTATTAAGAACTATCGTGAGTCTTATGATATGCATGCAAGTTCTGGTATTCTATTCAATCACGAATCACCAAGAAGAGGGGAGACATTTGTAACACGTAAGATAACAAGAGGATTGTCAAAGATATCTGTGGGTCTTCAAGATTGTTTATACTTAGGAAACTTAAACGCAAAGAGAGATTGGGGTCATGCGAAAGATTTTGTAGAGGCAATGTGGTTAATGTTGCAACAGGATAAACCTGATGATTATGTGATTGCTACTGGTAAACAATATTCAGTTCGCGATTTTATTAATAAAGCAGCACCATATTTTGGACTTACTCTTGAATGGAGAGGTGAAGGATTAGAGGAAATCGCTATTGATAAGATAAGTAAAAGAACAGTAGTCGCTGTTGATAAAAGATATTTTAGACCTGCAGAGGTAGAATCACTTCTTGGTGATCCTACAAAAGCAAAAGAAAAATTAGGTTGGGAACCTACTTTTACATTTGATCAATTAGTTGAGGACATGTGTATCTATGGACAGTAATTCTAAAGTATTTGTTGCAGGACATAAAGGACTCGTTGGTTCAGCGATTGTTCGTAATTTAAAATCAAAGGGATTCACAAATATATTGACTGTTGATAAAGAACAATTAGATCTAACTCGCACACTTGAAGTTAAGATGTTCTTTAATATGGAAGAACCTGATTATGTTTTTCTTGCTGCTGCAAAGGTTGGTGGCATAGGTGCAAATAGTTTATACCCTGCTGAATTTATTCATGATAACTTGATGATTCAGACAAATATTATTGATGCTGCTTATCGTTCTGGTGTTACTAAACTTTTATTTTTAGGTTCATCATGCATTTATCCTAAATTTGCAAATCAACCCATCACAGAAGATCAATTGTTAACAGGATCATTAGAGGGTAGTAATGATGCATATGCAATAGCAAAGATCGCAGGGATTAAAATGTGTCAAGCATATCGTAAACAGTATGATTTTAATGCCATATCATTAATGCCTACTAATCTATATGGAATCAATGATAATTTTGATTTACAAAACTCTCATGTTTTACCTGCTATGATTAGAAAATTTCATGAGGCAGCACTACTTCGACATGGTAAAGTAACATTATGGGGTGATGGATCACCAATGAGGGAATTTCTAAATGTAGATGATCTTGCAGAAGCATGTTTTGTTTGCATGGACAAATATGAATCTGATGATATAATAAACATAGGAACTGGTGAGGATGTGACAATTAAAGAACTTGCTGAGACAGTCGCTAAAGTTGTTGATTTCAGAAGGACTATTGAATGGGATACAAGTAAACCAAATGGAACACCAAGAAAAGTATTGAACGTTGATAAAATTAAATCAATTGGTTGGGAACCTAAGATAAGTTTAAAGGATGGTATTAAATCTACATATGATTGGTATAGAACTAGAAAATGATAGGATTTAATGCTCTCGGACAATTAGGAAGACTTGGCAATCAAATGTTTCAATTTGCTGCTTTGAAAGGTATCGCAAGACATCATGGATATCAGTTTTGTTTTCCTCCATCTAACAATAAAAATGAATGGACTGATCATCAATTATTAGTTCCATTTAAAATGGGTGGTACCAGTGCACTTAATGTCCAATATATTGATCCTGATCGCCCAATAGTAGCGGAGAAAGGTTTTGGTTATGATCATGATTTATATTTAAATTGTCCTGACTGGGTTTCAATACAGGGTTTCTTTCAAACTGAAAAATATTTTAAAGATATACGAAATGAAATAATTAAAGACTTTGAATTTAGAGATGAAATTAAACAACCATGTTCTCAGATGATTTCAAATCTTGAAAACCCTGTTGCATTACATATTCGTCGCACTGATTATATTACAAATCCAAATCACACTTGTTTAAGTATGGATTATTATAAAAAGGCACTAACATATTTTGATAGTACATATGTTCTTATATTTTCAGATGATCCTGCATGGTGTAAAGAACATGAACTTTTTTCTGATGATCGTTTTATGGTATCAGAGGGTAATGATCAATATATTGACATGTGTTTAATGACGATGTGTGATGGACACATAATTGCAAACTCATCATTCTCATGGTGGGGTGCATGGTTATCAAAGAGTCGTAAGATTATCGCACCATCTGGATGGTTTGAAGGGTCAAATAATTCACACCTAGATACTACAGATATTTACTGTTCGGAGTGGACTGTATTATGAAGGTAGCGATTACTTTTATTGGGACAAATAAGTATCTGGATTTTTTACCAAGATACTATGAAAACATTAAAGAATATTTTTTACCTAACACCGAAAAGGTTTTTCTGGTATTCACGGATGGTGATGGGGATTTCCCTGATGATGTCAAAGTCTTTAAGCAAGAGCATCTTGATTGGCCTTACATCACCCTTGAGAGATTTAGGATCATCAACAAGGCGAGAGAAGAAATAAAAAAGTGTGATCATCTTGTGTTCATAGATGCTGATGCACTTGTTGTAGATACAATAACAGAAGAAGAGTTCTTCACCGATAAACCTTTGTATGGTGTCCATCATCCATGCCACTTCTTGGGTATGAATCCTCATGACAAACTTCCCGGAGCATTTGAAACAAATGAAAGTTCACTTGCTGCATTAGACTTAGAGAAGTATCAACCACAGATTTATTACCAAGGATGTTTCTGGGGTGGCAAAGTTCCCGAAGTATGTGCTATGATAGATGAGTTAGAAGATAGAACGAATGATGATTTAAAAAGACACATCGTCGCAGTATGGCATGATGAGAGTCACATCAATCGTTTCTTTATAGAAAATCAGGACAAAGTTCATACCTTTGGCCCTGAGTTTGCATTTCCAGAAGTCTTTAAAGACCACTGTAATTTCAAACCAAGAATTGTACACTTAGCAAAAGACAACTCCGCGTATCAAATATGAAAAATGTAACCTTTGTTTCTGCACTCTTTGACATTGATAGAGTAGATGGTCGTAAGTGGGAACAGTATCTTAAATGGTTTGATGTTACACTTAAACTTCGTGTACCGATGTTATTATTCATCACAGAAGATTTACAAGAATTTGTAGATGAAAGGAGAGGAGATCTTCCTACAAAGACAGTGCATATTACACCAGAAGAGATACCATATTATCATTTAAAAGAACCAATACAGGATATACTTGACTCTGATGATTACAAGAATAATATTTCAGATCCAGAAAGAATTGAATGTAAACAATCAATGTATTCTGTTATACAATATTCAAAGTTTCCTTGGTTAGATCAGGCGGTTAAAATTAATCCATTTGATTCTGATGTTTACTTTTGGTTGGATGCAGGTGGATCAAGATTTTTTAATAACTTTGATTTGACAGAACCATATCCCGGTGAAGCAGCGATGGAATCTTTAGAGGCCATGGGAGAAAGTTTTTTGATACAAATGAATTGTGAATATTATGAGGATCTTTATTCTGCCGAGACACTAGATGAAAACTATTTGTATGATAATCGCTCCTATATTTTAGGATCAATGTTTGGTGGACATAAAAATAAAATCCCACAAATATTTAAGATGGTTGATGATGTATTAATGAATAAAATGATCGCAGAAAATAATGTTAATAACGAACAGATTGCACTAGGTTATCTTGTTAAGAAATATCCAGATGATTTTGCAGTATATACAAGAACAAATGGAGAACACATGGATATATTTACGGAGTTGAGTTCATGAAAATATCAATCGTAGGGCCCGGTATTATGCCTATCCCTCCTACAGGTTGGGGTGCGGTTGAAATTTTAATATGGGATCAGAAATTAGCACTTGAAAAATTAGGACATGAAGTTGATATTGTTAATACTAAAAGTCCGATTGAAATCATTCAAAAGATTAACGCTTATCGTCCTGATTTTGTGCACATACAATACGATGATTTTATAGAACTATATCCTTACGTTCAGTATCCATGTGCAATTACAAGTCACTTTGGATATTTGGAGCAATCAAACAAATGGGGATATTATCATGATCGTATTGTTAAACCATTCCAAAGAATCTCTCCTAAAATATTTTGTCTTTCTGATGGTATCAAAAATGTATATGAAAAAGAATTATTAATTGAAAAATCTAATTTGTATGTGACACCCAATGGTGTGAATATATCTAAATTTAGATTTACAGACATGCCAATATTTGGTCATCGTAGTATCTATCTTGCAAAAATAGATTATCGCAAGAGACAACATCTATTTCAATCAATAGATTCACTACATTTTGCAGGTAATAATTCCGATCCAAATTTTAATACTGAAAAAAATTATCTTGGTGAATGGTCTAAAGAACATCTTTATGAAAATCTAACAGAGTATGGTAATCTTGTATTACTATCTGATGGTGAAGCACATCCACTTGTTTGTATGGAGGCATTGGCAGCAGGACTTGGAGTTGTGGTCTGTGAATATGGTGCAGCAAATCTTGATACATCTAAAGATTTTATTACAGTCATACCTGAGAGTAAAATTGAAGATTTAAAATACATTGAAGATGAAATTATAAAAAATAGGGACTATTCAATTTCACATAGAGATGATATAATAAAGTATGCGTCCAATTTTGATTGGGTAAATGTAATTAGAGATAGGTACATTCCATGCGTT